TACCGCCCACCAGAAAATATTCAAAAGGAAATTTTTGATGTTTATGAAAAATATTTGAAGTGGCGAGCATTAAGAGAACAACCATATAAACAATTTAATGGAAAAACATTAAGTGATTATCTCCAAGAATCGAGGGAGAAGTTTTGGGGCTATCTACCTCTTTCTTATGATTTAGATGTTCCCCAATTTTTCTTTCCCGAAACGAGGAACCAAGTTGTTGGTATTTTATCAAAGATAGCCAACCTCAATATGAAACCACGCTTTGAAGGTGTGGAGAATTTTGATATTATCAAAGCAACTGTTTTGAAAGATTTGTTTGAGTATTGGCGAAGATCATCAAATAAGAAAATTAAAAATTTCTGGAATTTTCTTTATACAGTTATCAATGGAACTTCTATTGTCTTTGTTGCCTATCGTTCTTTGATAAGAACAATTAAAGAAATAACAATGCACGACCCTCGTACAGGTGAAACAATTTATGAGGAAAAAGAAGATGATAATTCAGAAGTTTATGAAGTTCCTTGTAATCTTGAAGATATTTATATTCCCAAACCTTGGGAGGTAGATATTCAGGAACAAGGTAGATTGATTTGGAGAACTTTAATGAAATGGCGTGATTTTCAAGATGCTTTTTCTGCTTATGAACCAAGCAAATATGTTGTTCCAGGAATGCAGTTTGCCGATACTTCTATCTTTTCTCAATTCCTTTCTTACAATGTTAGAGGTGGAGATTTTGTTGAAGTAATTAGATATTTTGATGCCGAAAAGGATAAGTATATGATTATTGCCAATGGCGTTCTGCTTAATCCCATTGAAAAGAATGGAAAGCAGGAAATCTGTCCACTTCCTTGGAATCATAAGAAATTGCCGTTTGCCAAATCAATCTTTGAACCAATTGATGCCAACTTTTTCTATGGAATGCCTCTCCCGCAAAAAGTTAAATCACCACAAGATGCTTTGAATAAAATGTGGGAATTGCTTTTGGAAAGAGAGATTCGTTCTGTTTCTGCTCCCATTATTACTACCGACCCAGCGGTTGAACTTGGTCTTGAATTTAAACCTGGCAGAATTTATCAAGTTCAGGCTGATGTTAACCAGTATCGGGAATTACAAATTAGTCCAGCATCTAGTTCTTATTGGAACGCCTTGACTTCTTTACAGTCAATTATAAATAGGACTGGCTCTGGTGGTATTTCTCCTATTCTACCGTCAAGACAACCAAGAACTGCTACTGAAAAAGCGGCAGAAGAACAAAGAATGAAAGAAACCGCTGGCTTGTATTATCTCTTTTATGAAGACTTACTAGAACAGATTGCCTGGCTGGCTATTATGAATATGATTCAATTCTACACGGCTGAGAAAACAGAAAAGATAATTGGGAATAGAAAGTTTAATAAAATAGTTTCTCTTATTGAAACTCAACTTACTGGCGGTGGAGTTGGCAATCAGGAAATAAGAATAACCAATTCTCCTGCTCATCCAGAAGAGTTAAAGAAAGAGGCTTGGTATCGTTCTATGTTTAGGAAAGAAAAAGTTGAGATTATTGAGGTGACGCCAGAGATGTTGAGGCAACTTAAATTTGATATCAAGATAGATTTCGAACCAGATTACTCTCCTGCTGATGAACAAGCAATGTTCCTCGATTTTGTTATGGTACTTTATAAACTATTTATGCCTTATCAATTGATTGACCCAAAGAAAGTAATGTTCCGTCTTGTTGAAAAGTTTGGAGAGAATATTGCCGATTTTATTCCCGATAATCTCGTTCAGGAATATGAAATGGAGAGGTTTGGTGTTGCCCCAGCAACTCCTCAACCAACTATTCCAACAATGGGAGAATTGCCAGAAATAAATAGAATGAATCAAGCATTGAGGGGAATGAGGTATGGAGCAAGAGGAACAGCGGCAAGAGAATCACAAATGATGTCAACACCTCTTTCAGAGGAAACTGGTCGAAGTACTCAGGCTGAAAGATTAATGCCTGAGGGAACAATAATGTAATAATATGCCCACACAGTTTAAAAAATATTTTTCAAAGAATGATACATCAGAATTTACATTTCCTGAATTACGAGAATCAGAAAAAAGAGTGAAAAAAATTCCACCAGAATGGAGAGTAATAAGACATCCAGATGATACCGAAAAGGTATTTGGAAAAGAGAATTTAAAAAATCCTAAATTTAAAAAAGAATTAAGAAGATTTGAAGAAAAGTACGGTTATAAAGCTTTTGTATAAATATGAAAAACTTTTTATTAAAACTTATAGGAGACAAAGCAATTGCGAGATATATTATTTCTCAGGCAAAATTAGAGGAGCCAGAAGATGCTCCAACTGAATATGTTTGGCAGAATGTTTATAGACTAACTCCTGAGTTGAAAAAATGGTTAAAGAAAAGAGAGATTCAACTCTTGAAAAGCCAGATGTTGAGAGATAAACCCAGTGATTTTATTCTTGGTCAGATATTTGAGAATAAGATTTATCAAAGATTTGATGTTGCTAACGAAGCAAATTTAAAGGTCGAATCTTTATCAGAGGAAGTAAAAATTCCTGATAAAGATGAATTTTTAAAAAAGTGGAATCAATATGCCCCAGGCACTGGAGAGAAAACTTAAAAAACAAGCATTAAAAAAATTTGGAACTACTACTTCTGAAAGAGCAAGAAAGTATATTTATGGAACATTAAGAAAAACTGGTTGGGTTCCTTCCACTCAAAAGAAATCGAAGAAAAGGAAAAAGAAAAAATGATTACAACAAGAGATATTTCTCCATTTTTAAAAGGAGTTAGAAGTCGTTTTAGTAAATCAAATATGGCAAAACAAATTTTAAAATTTAAAAAGATATCCGCACCAAAAATTGGAAAAATTGATAATATTAAAATGCGAAAAATTAATATTCCGAGTCATTCTTTAAAAGTCCCCAAATTGAAAAAGATTAAAATTTAAGTTATAATAATATAGGCGTCGCCTGCCTATTTAATTAAAAGGGCGTTTAGTCGATAAACACTATCACATACATTACACATATGGCTGATATACAACAATCAGTTGAAGAATTAGAAAAAACAGAACAAGAATTAGAAACAAAAAAGCAAGAACTTGAAAAAGTGAAATCAGAAACAGAGGATTATGAAACAAAAAAATCTGCTCTTGAACAAGAATTAAAAAGAGTTCAAGAGTTAATCCGAGTTGCGAGAGAAGAAAAACGCAACGAAGAAAAGTCGTTCATTAACAAACTAAGAGAGGAAAACTTTGAAAAAGCCAAAGCCCAAATTATTAAGGACTTTGGTTATGATAAGCCCGAAGCAATCAACTCTTTGGTAGAAACATTTAAGAAAATTGATGATGATTCTATTACTGAGGATAAGATTTATCAAAATCTCCTCAGGGCTCATCTTCTTTTAAATTCCGACAAGTATATTAAACTTGAAAAGGAATTTAAAGATATGAGAAAATCGGCGGCAGAACTTAATGCTAATCTATCCACTTCTGCTGCTATTGCTGCTAATCAGTCAGCTGAAATGGAAGAAGTTCAATTAACCAAAGAGGATATTGAAGCAGCCAAATGGGCTGGTATCCCTGTGGAAAAGTACAAAGAGTTGAAAGCTAGGGGTAAAATATAAGGTCGCCTCTCTTATTGATAGGCAGTAAAAAAATGTTCAAGCCGTTGGTGGATATGTATTCCACCCAGACCGCTCACGCATTGCTTGATAATCAGTTGACGGTTAAGGTTGGTGATGTGATTATTCCGCTTTCAAATGGTAGCACCAATATTGTTACCAATGATACTAGTGTGGTAACTGGGGATAAATATGTTCTTGGCGTTGTAGTTGGCTTCTGTAAAGAAAATGGCGAAGTAATTGGTACTGGTATTAATCCAGCCAATACTCCTGCTCAATTAACTACACCAAGTGACAATACTGACAATGCCAAGTATCACGCTGTTTATATCCCAATTACCGCCGAGATGGAATTTGAAGGTGAGTTAGATGCCACTGCTGGAACAACTACTGGTTCAGATAAACCCTATGTCTACTTTAATTTAGTAGATGCGGGTACAATTGATGAATCAAGTGTTGTTCCTCACGATGATACAACTGCTCCTTTACAAGTTCTATCTCTTGGTTTAATTCCTGGTTCTACCAAAAAAATACGCTGCCGATTCGCTAAAAGATTATATCGCTAATAAAATATGCCAATTTTAACTCGTGATATTGACCTTTTGCTTCGGGGCGTAAGAGCGGAATTTGCTCTCATCACCGACCAAGCCGAAAAGCAGGTAGCGGCTTATGATGCTAATGTTTATTTGGATGCTACCAATAAGACTGGTGCGTTATTCGAAGAGATTAACGCAGTTGGTCGACAAAGATGGGAAGCAATCCAAATAACTGGTGTCAATGAGTTGTTACCTACTGATGAATTACAAGCCTTCCCAGAGACTTCATATGTTCCTTCCTATATCACCTCTGTGGAACCTTATAAATTCGCTCGCCGAATTAAGGTTTCACAAGAATCGGTTGACCGAAGGGATGCTAAATATCAGAAGGCATTGAATGAGGCTTCCAAACTTCAATTTGCGTGGAAGAACACTCAAGCTCGACATCGTTTTGACAGATTTAATAAAGCTTTCTCTCCTGTAACCGACAATTATTTGTTCGACTACGGAGATGGTGTCGCCCTTTGTAGTAGTTCCCACCCAGATAAAATTGGAGGCACTCATTCAAATATTGTAACCGCTTCTGATATTACTCCTACCTCGATTGAATCAATGGTTTTGGTTTTACAAAACCAAGTTGATGATATCGGGGAACCAATGCCGATGGGTGGTTCAACAAAATATATTGTTGTTCCACCTGCCAAGGTGAAAAAAGCGAAGGAGAACATTGAGTCAGAGTGGATGGTTGATACTGCGAATAAATTTGTTGTTCCCTTAATTTTCTTTTCAAAGTTATGGAGTCTGTTTATTGGTCTTATTTCGCCGCAATTATTGATGGCGAGGGTCATTTAGGAGAAACCAAAAACGGACTTATCATAACTACCACCAATCCAGAATTAGCCGTATGGCTCAGAAGAAAAATTGGAGGAAGACTTAGAAAAGTTATTTCGAAAAATAAAAAACATTCTAATTCATATCGTTGGGTACTAAAATGTGAAGAATTATTAAAAATAGGAAAATTTTTTATAAAGTTCCTTAAAATAAAAAAAGAGAATTTACTGGGTTGGTATGAAAAGAAAAAGGTAGCAATCCCTCAAATTCAGGGGAAGTCCGATAAGGATTACCCTGAGCCAAGCCCCACACAAGCCGAAAACGATGCCTACCTTGCTGGTTTAATTGACGGCGATGGAGCGGTCTTTATAAGAGTTATAAAGACCAATGGCAAGCGTGGGAGGCAATACCTACCCGTGATAGTTATCACAAATACTGATTATCGGATTATGGAGTGGCTTATTAAAAATTATGGAGGTAGAGTTAATAAAAGACACTGGAATAATCCGAACTGGAAAGATTGTTATTCTTGGTGGTGTAGTCAGGAACTTACAAGAAAACTAATAAAAAGAATTGAAAAATTTGCTATAGTAAAAAAGCCACACCTTAAACAATTAAAAAAATTTTTTAATTTGCCAAGAAGCAATAATCCAAATTATCCTTCTCAAGGAAAAGTTGTACAAGATGGTAAATGGCTTACTCCACACGGGTACAAGAGAGCGGAAAAAATTGTTAAAACAATTTCTATTCTTAATAGAAAGAAATCGCTCTTGGTTAGTGGGGAAGGTGCAGAGACTTTCAAGGGGGACGGGTTTATCCCGAAGATAAAGTCCAAATTGCTAATAAGCAATTAGAACAACATCAATGTCTGGCGTGGTCAAGGGTGGATACTGGTTACCTCACCTTATCTTTCCGCTGCTAATGGCGGTTCCGACACCGCTTGGTTCATTGTCGACGCTACTTTCTCACCATTGAAAGATGTGTTATTTAAGAATGTTACCAATTCAACTTGGTATGATGAGAATGTGAAAGCATTCGTTCACGACATTGAATTCCAGCACAAAGTCGGTTCCGTTGATTACCGCGGGATTGTGGGTAACCCTGGGCTTTAGCTCTAACTCCTGAAGCAATTTTGGGACGCATCCTTGAGTCCCAGTGAGTTTTATGGGGTGGTCTCACCGAATAAAACCACCCCCTCAACGATATCTATTGTCTTTATCTCCAAGGCAATAGATTTAGAGATATGAGATACCAATTATTGAAACTTAGAAAAAATAAATCAACGAAATCAGAAAGACGATTTGCTGAACTTTTAAAAAAGAATCATATTAAATTTCGAGCAAAGGTTAAAATTAATGGTCGAGAAGTTGATTTCTTGATTGGTAATTACGCAATTGATATTGATTGTCATTCCCAAGATGTTGAAAAAAATTTAATGCTAAAATCTTTGGGATACATTCCAATTCATTTCACCAATCAGGGAATCAGAGATAATTATAAAGAAATAGAATTATGGCTACAAAAACTGGTTCAAATTTCTTTGCCCCACAAGGAGCAGCAGTCCAAATCGCTTTAACCGATGAAAATGGTTTGGCGGTTTT